GGGACGGTCATCGTCGACCCGCTCGACGTCGGATCGACGGACGACTACGGCTCCGTCATGACGTCCGATTTTGAGTACGACTGTGTCGGGGAGCCGGTCCTCGGGTTCGCCCCGCTAGCGACTCGCGAGGTCGGGACCGACGACGAGGATCGGGTCGGGACGGCGGCGTAAGAGTGGGCGACGGGACCCGGATCGAGGTCGAGGGAGCCGCGGCTCTCTCCGCGTCCCTCGATGCCGCAGGACGGGACCTAGCCGACCTCGACCGCGCGGCGGCGGGAGCCTCCCGGATCATCGCGACCGCGGCTCGGGTCCTGGCACCAAAGCGGACCGGCGCGCTGTCCCGCTCGATCGAGCCCGCGCCGGAGCGTGGGACCGCCGCCGTCCTCGCGTCGGAGCGGTACGCGCCATTCGTGCACTACGGGACTCGCTACATGGTCGCGCGACCGTTCCTCGTCGACGCGCGGCGGGACACCAAACCTCTATGGCTCCCGCTCTATGAGCAAGAGAGCCAACAGATTCTCAACCACGTCAAAGGAGCATGAGATGCCGCTCACGACTCCTCGATTCCGGGTCGTCCTGGCGGACGGGTCGGAACACGAGGTACAGATTTGGAATGCGGACCTCGTCCGATTCGACATGACGCGCAACCGTCACAAGTGGCCGGACGCGGGAGCCGCGCCGATGCTCTGGCAGGCGTTCATCGTGTGGAGCGCGCTCCGGCGTGAGGGGATCATCCCGACTGATACGCCGTGGGAGGCGTTCCGGGACGGGACGCCGCAGATAGCCGCGATCAACGCGGACGGGACGGACCTCACCGACGACACCGCGGAGGATGAGGAGGTCGACCCTTCCCTCGCGGGAGTCGAGCCCGGCTAATCGTCCAACTCGCTCTCGCGTCGCAGACAGCCCCGCGGGATTGGTGGGACGAGGACGACGCAACGATCGCGACCGCGATCGAGGTCCTAGCAGAAATGGCGGAGGAGGTCCGATCGCATGGCCGCTAGTGCGGACCTCGTCGTACGGGTCGTCTCCGAGACCAAAGACGCAGTAAAGGGATTGGGCGCGGTCGCCGACAAGTCAAAGACGATGGCGGACAAGACGTCCGCGTCGGCGAAGCTCGCGGGCGGCGTCCTCCTCGGGCTCGGAGCCGCCGCCGTCACCGCGGGTAAAGCCGCGGCGGAGGACGCGCAGGGTCAAGCGCTCCTGGCGAAAGCGATGCAAAACTCTGTCGGCGCGACGTCCGCGCAGATAGCCGCGACCGAGGACAGCATTTCCGCGATGTCCGCCGCGACCGGCGTAGCCGACGACGAGCTCCGTCCGGCGTATGCGACGCTCATCCGCGCGACCGGCGACACGGCCAAATCGCAGGACGCGTTACAACAGGCTCTCGACATCTCCGCCGCGACGGGTAAGGACCTCGGGTCCGTCACGGACGGGATCGCGAAGGGATTCGCCGGGAACACGGGAGCTCTCGGGAAGCTCGTCCCCGGTCTCTCTAAAGCGGTCGTCAAGTCCGGCGACATGAACGCGATTATGAAAGAGCTCGCGAGGACGACCGGAGGAGCGGCGGCGGCGTCGGCGGAGACCGCCGCGGGAAAGATGCAACGGTTCCACGTCGCATTGCAGGAGACGAAAGAGGGGATCGGCGCGGCTCTGTTGCCGCTCATGGGCAAACTCGCGTCCGTCATGCTCACGGTCGCGACGTTCGCGCAGGAGCACGCAACGTTGTTCGCCGTCCTGGCCGGAGTGATCGGGGTCGTCGCCGCCGCGATCGTCGTTATCAACGCCGTCACCACGATCTATACCGCCGTCGCGGCGGTCGCCGGGGTCGTGTCCGGCGCGGCATGGGCGGCGGCTCTCTGGCCCATCCTCCTCGTGATTGCCGCGATCGCGATCGTGATCGTGATCGTCGTGCTCCTCTGGAAAAAGTGCGAGACGTTCCGGACGATCGTCCTCGCCGTGTGGAGCGCGATCCAAACGGCGGCGCTCGCCGCGTGGAATTGGATTCGGTCCGCGTTCACGGGAATGATCGCCGGGCTCTCTGCGATGGTCCGCGGGTTCCTCCTCGTCGTCGTCGCCGTGTGGAACGCGATCCGGGCGGCGGCGGGAGCCGTGTTCGGGTGGCTCCGTTCGGCATGGGCGAGCGTTACCGGGTTCCTGCGATCCGCCGCCGCGTCCGCGAGCTCCGGCATATCCGCGGCATTCAACGCCGTTAGGTCCGCGGTCGCCGCCGTCGCGAATTGGGTCCGGTCCGTGTGGGCGACGACGTTCGGCGCGCTCCGCTCCGCCGCGTCCGGCATCTCCTCCGCGCTCTCGGCTCCGTTCCACATCATCGAGAGCGCGATACACGGCGTCATCGGAGCAGTCCAAACCTTGATCGGGTGGCTCTCTCGGATCAAGGTCCCGTCGATCAAGCTCCCGTCGATCCCCGGTCTCGGAAAATCGGTCCCTGCGGCTCGCTATACGCCCGTGAGTATGCCGGGAGCCGGGAGCCGCTCCGCGCCCGGCAGGAGCGCTCCTGCGGCTCCCGCGAGCATCGTTATCAACATCTCCGGACCGACCGACCCGGAGGGAGCCGCCCGCGCGATCAAGCGTGTCCTAGAGCGGCACGATCAACGGGTCGGACTAACGGGAGTGCTGAGGACCTCATGAGCGTAGGTCTCCACTCCGTCACGGCGTACGCGCCCGGCACTCCGAACCCTCCCGGCACGGCGACGCCGTTCGACCTCTCGTGCATCGTCGAGACCGTCGACATCACTCATGGGCGCGACGACACGGACTCCCAACCGATCGCGAGCTCCGCGAAGCTGTCCGGCATCCTGTCGCCGTCGAGCCCGCTCCCGACGACGCTCGACGTCGGGTCCCTCGTCGTCGTCACCACGACGACCGCGACCGCGGCATATCAGCGGTTCGTGGGACGCGTTACCGACATCGCTCTCGGATGGGACGACGCCGGGGAGGACACGCCGGATCACGGCGTCGCGGATATTCAATGCGTCGGGCTCCTGGCGGACCTCGGGCGGCGGGTCGTCGGAGATACCCCATTCCCGCAGGAGCTCGACGGAGCCCGCGTCTCCCGCGTCATGACGCTAGCCGGGAGCCCGCTCGACCCGGCTTACTCCGATCCGGGGACGGCTCTCATCGTGGCCCGCGATATCGACTCACAGCCCGCGCTCAACGTTGCGCAGGATGCCGCCGCGTCCGCGTCCGGGGTCGTGTGGGAGACCCGCGACGGGCTCATCCGTTACGCCGACGCAATGCATCGGAAGGGAATCCCGACCGCGCTCACGCTCGACGCGTGCGACATCCTCGTCACGCCGACATGGCGACGGACGACGGAGGGGATCGTCAATGAGGTATCCATCGGTTACGGCGTCGCCGCGGGCGCGCAGCAACCTCGATACGTCGCAGACAATCCCACGAGCCGCGGCAAATATGGCCGGTACGGAATCAGCGCGGAGACCGCTCTCGCGACCTCGGACGACGCCGCGGCTCTCGGGCAAATGCTCCTGACGCGCAACTCCTCGCCCGTGTGGGTTATGGCGAACCTCCCCGTAGACGTCAAGAATCTTGACGACGCGAGATACGACACGCTCCTCGGGCTCGACGTCCACGCGCTCATCACATTGCAAGGACTCCCCGCGGTCGGGACCGCGCCGACGACCGCGAGTCTCTGGGTCGAGGGATGGCGGGAGGCTCTCGGGTGGGGGACTCATGAGGTCGAGCTCGTCGTCTCCGGCTACTGCCGAACCGTCCCGCCGCCGCAATGGGACTCCGTTGATCCGGCGTGGTTGTGGGGAGGGACCCAATGGACGGAGCAACGCCGCAACGTCATAGCCGACCCGCGGCTCGTCACGGCGACGGGATGGACGGCGGTCGGTCCTGGCGGCGTCCTCACGCAGACGAGCGGTTACAGCCCGAATCAGCCCGCGGTCACCGGGGACCGTTGGTCGGTCGCTCTCGATTTCACGGCTCCCGCGGGCGCGACCCTTACCGGGACGCTCGCGGTCCGCGGGACGACGGGCGGACTCTTTGGGTCGAACCCTTACGCGCCGACGAACATCTCCGTCCCGCCCGGACAGACGCTCCGATTCGTCAACAGTTACACGCTCCCGCCCGGCGCGGACGGACTCCGGCTCGGGTGGGTCGTGTCCGATGCGACGGCGAGGATCGGTCGAGCCCACGCGGAGAAAGCCGCGACCCCGGAGCCGTATTTCGACGGCGACACTCCGGCCTATCCCGGCGCGGCGTTCGCGTGGACCGGCGCTCCCGCGGCGTCGGCGTCGACGCTCGTCGGACGCAAAGAGCTCTCCCGGAACCTCATCCCGAATCCGAATTTTGAGCGGGACGCGTCCGGGTGGTCCGCGTATGCCGGAGTCGCGGCTCCGACCACGAGCGCGGCGAATCCCTACAGCGGGACCGGGCGGCTCGTCGCTGTCGGCGCGGGGAACTCCGCCGCGCCGCGCGTCGCCGCCGCTCCGCTCGCCGGGATGATCGCCGGGGACGTCTACACCATGACGGCGCGTCTGCGGCATGACGGGACATGGCCGGGCGGCGGAACCGCGTACGCGTCACTCCGTTTCCAACTCGCCCCGAGTAGCGAGACCGTCGTCGCCTCGACGCCGGTATTCGTCCCGGACGGCGCGGGATACATGCTCGTCACCGTCACGGGGACGGTCCCCGCAGCGACTAATGGGAACCTCGTGATTAACCTCGGGTTCGCCGGGCTCGCGTCCTCGCTCACCGCGGCGGGATCGATCGGCGTCGACGAGGTCCTCCTCCGCAAGTCCTCGTCGGCGGGAGCGTATTTCGACGGCGACACTCCGGACCCTCCCGGCGCTAGCAACGATTGGATGGGGGCTCCTGGCGCGTCGCCGTCCGTGAGTACGGAGCTCGCGCTCATTCCGGGCGGCGTCTCCTCATCCCTGACATGGGACGACGCGGCGTGTCTCGGACCTCCCGTCAACCTAGGCCGATGGAACGACCAACCGGCGTCCCTGCGGTGGAATCAAGTCCCGGCGTCGACGGTATGGAACAACTACGGAGGATGAGCTATGGCAACCAATCCCAAGGGTTACCCGTACCCGCTCGGGACCGATCGCGTCATGGACGGCGACGACGCGATCAAAGCGCTCGCGGACGCGGTCGCCGCGAAGCTCGGACAGCAGGTCGCGACCGGACAAGTTCAGGTCGCGCTCAACGCCGCCGCGAGCGCTAACGCCGCCGTCACGTTCCCGGCAGGAATCTTTACCGTCGTCCCGCGCGTGGTGTGCGTCCTGGCGCAGAACACGTCACAGGTCTACGCAACGTCGGGAGCCGTCACGACGGGCGGATTCACCGCGTCACTCATCGCCCGCGCCGGGACAGCAATCACGATCGGCCCGTACGGAATCGATTGGGTCGCCGTCCAATTCTGAGAGGACAAGCCATGCCGGAACCGACAGACGTCATCGTCACCTGCCACACGGACGGATGCGGCAACGCCGACCAACCTATCCGGATGCCGGGCGGCGTCGAGATGGACGGCGAATGGATGCCGATGGACTCCTACTCCTGCGGCGTCTGCGGACAGCCCATCGAGGACGTGAGGTCCCTCGGGGGACGGCTCGACGACGAGCCGCCGCCGACCGTCGACAACTCGCTCCCGCTCGCGCCGGAGCCAAAGGACCTCGACCCGTGACTCGCGGCGAGGAGATTTTCCTCGCGCTCCTGCTAGTCCCGGTCCCGTTGGTCCTGCTAGTGGCAATCCTCCGCGGCTACGCGATCACGGTCGTCATGCATCGAGACAGAGAGGAAAGACGATGAGCCAATGGGTAAGCCGGTCCGCGTGGGGAGCTCGCGCTCCGTCCGGGTCCGGTAACACGCTGTCGAGCTCGCCCAAGGGACACGCGATCCATTGGGAGGGTCCCATGATGGGAGTCCCCGATCACTCCGCGTGTGACGACACGGTTCGCGGCATACAGAGCTATCACATGGACAACAACGGATGGAGCGACATCGCATACAACATCCTCGTCTGTCAGCACGGCTACCAATACGAGGGACGCGGCAAAGGCAAAGGGTCCGCGGCGAACGGGACGACGCAAGCCAATCATGATTGGTACGCGATTTGCGCTCTCTGCGGCGACGGGGACCCGCAGACTGACGAGCTCATCGCCGGACTCAAAGACGCCGCCGCGACATGCCGCTCGTGGGGAGCCGGGAACGGCTCCACCGGACACCGCGACCACATTTCGACCGAGTGTCCTGGCGACGCTCTATACGGGCTCGTCCGCTCCGGCGCTTTCACGTCGGGCGGGACCGCGGGCGGCGGCGGCGGGTCGAGCTCGGGCGGGAGCGGAGGGACCGCGGCTCCGACGTTCCCGCTCCCCTCCGGTCACTATTTCGGACCCGCGTCCGGGCCGGACGAGTCCCACTCCGGCTACTACAACAACGACGACGACAAGCTCCGACCCTGGCAAGAGCGGATGGACGACCGAGGATGGACGATCACGGCGGACGGTCTCTACGGGCCGGAGACCGACTCCGTCGCGACATCGTTCCAGCAGGAGAAAGGACTCGGGGTCGACGGGCTCATCGGGTCGCAGACATGGTCCGCGGCATGGACGGAACCGATCACCTAGGAGGAGGAGTCATGTCCGGAAACATTTTCGGATGGGTCGCGATCGCGGCGCTCGTCATCGCGATTATCGCGCTCGTCCTCATCGTCACCTAGGGACCGCGGACGCGTCGGCTCGCGGCATCCTCCGGCGCGTCCGCTCCCGCGGGAGCAACGCTCGCGCGATCGCGTCGACGACGGGCGGCGGGAGCTCCTCGTCGCCGTCACGAGCCGCGATCCATTCCCGGTCGAGCCGCGCGACTGCGGCGTCGAGCTCGGAGCGGGAGAGGGTCACGAGACCTAGTGTCCGCGGCTCCGAATCCTCGTCAACGCCCTGACCTGGCCTTATGCTCGACAACTCGACGAGTTCCACGCTCGCGGCTCGACGTTCAAACTTTTTCCGTGTCATAGGCGGGATCGGGGACTCGTGGATACGAGCCTCTGATAAAATCCATCTTGTAAGTCAACGACAAGCAAGAGGGATCGAACATGAATCTTGGGTATAGCCGCATCTCGCAGGACCGCGGAGGGAAGCGCGCCGGGGTCGAGACGCAGCGCGAGGACATCGAGACTCTCGCGGACTCGGACGGCGTCGAGCTCGACGAGCTCCTAGAGGACAACGACAAGAGCGCGACCGACCTCTCCAAGCCGCGCGACGATTTTGAGCGGCTCTGCGAGCTCGTCGCCGCGGGTCGCGTCGAGCGTGTCTACATCTGGCACGCCGACCGGCTTTACCGGACGTACGAGGACCTCCTCCGGCTCCGGGACCTCGCCGTCCGTCACCCGTTCACGATCCGCGCGAAGCAGCACGCCGACATCGTCCTCCACACGCCGGACGGTCTCTTTACCGCGATGCTCCTCGCCGGGCTCGCGGTCCGCGAGATTGGACACAAGAGCGAGCGCCAGCGCGCGGCGGAGCGAAAGCGCGCGAGCGACGGTCGACCGTCCTCGGGCGGGACCCGTCCCCTCGGCTACCTCGCCGACAAAATGACGATCGACCCGGACGAGGCAGACGCGCTCCGGACCGCCGCCGCGGACCTCCTGGCCGGAGGGACGCTCGCGCAAGCCGCGCGCAACGTCTCCGCGGTCGTCGGACGCAGGATCGCCCCGTCGACGCTCCGCGACTGCCTCACGGGTCCGCGGATCGCCGGATACCGGCAATACCTCTCCGCCGCCGATCGCCGCAGCGGCAAGACGACCCCGGAGCTCGCCCCGGCTCAATGGCCCGCGATCCTCGACGCGGAGACATGGTCGAGCCTGCGGACGACGATGCTCGACCCGGCGCGCAAGAGGACCCGACCCTCTCGCCGCGGGCTCCTGTCCGCGCTCCTGGCGTGCGACGTCTGCGGGCTCCGGCTCGTCTCCGGGACCGTCACGAGCGGCGGGAAAGAGACCGACCTTTACCGATGCTCCGGCACCTCCGGATGTGGCCGGAACACGGTTACGGCGGCTCACGTCGACGCGATCGTCGAGGAGTGGGCGCGAAAGCGCGCGGAGTCCTCGACGGCGGTCGCGGCTCGCCGCGTCGAGCTCGCCCGCGCGGCGGCTCACGTCGACGACGCGGCGGCGAGCGTCGAGGAGCTAGAGGCGAAGCTCGTCGCGCTCGCGGAGATGTGGGCCGACGACAAGCTCTCCGACGCGGCATACGAGGCAGCGCGGACAAAGGTCGACGCGCGGCTCGACGCCGCACGCCGGGACGGAGCCGCCCGCGTCCGCCGCCGCGCCGCGGACCGGCTCCTCCGGGACGCCGCGACCGATTGGGACGGTCGGACCGTCGAGGAGCGTCGGACCGTGATCCGGGCTCTCGCGGAGCGGGTCGGAGTCGACATCGTCGTCAAGCCGGGACGCCGCGGCTACAGGTTCGACGCGGAGCGGGTCGAGTTCCGCAAGGCGAAGCGCGCCGCGTAGCGCGAGGACAAGACAGGACCCCGGTCGGATGCACTCGACCGGGGTCCTCCCCATTAGCGGGAGCTAGCTCCCCTGAGAGCTCCCGCGGCTATGGCTCTAGGATGCCGCGCGGCGGACTGCGGCGACAATTCCGTGCGGGTCGCCGTGGTCCGCCGCCCACGCGAAAGCCTGCGGCGAGTTGACGATTCCTAGGTCGGAATGCCACCGGACGATGTGAGACCCGAGACGAGCGTTACCGTCCTTGCCGCAGACGGGACACGCGTCGCCGTATAGCTCCGCGAGCGAGCGGCCATGCGCTCGCCGCGTGTGATCCCGTAGCCGTTGCATACGCGGGCCGTGGTCCTCGCCGCAGAGCACGCACACGAGCGCGCCCGGCTCCTCCGACGTCTCGCCCGGCTCCTCCGCCGTCTTGCGTTTCTTGTAGGGACGGGTCGCCTTGCCGTCCTGGCGGATGCCGAACTCGTCGACGAGGTCCGCGAGAGGCTTATAGAGCTCGACCTCGCACTCCTCGCAGAGCGCGAGCACTCGATCGCCCCACACGGGGACCTCGCGACCCTCGACCCGCTCGCCGTCGCCTAGGTGCCGATCACACAGGACCGTGATCGTTCTCGCCATTAGCCGACCTCTCGTCCGGGCTCGTCACTTTTGGGAGCATCGGTCGACTCCGCGTAGCCGTCTAGGAGCGTCTGCAACGCGGCGAGCCGCAACGCGTCACGGTCGGACCCGGTAAGCCTGCCCATCCCCTTGACGAGGTAGCCGTCCGCGTAGACGTAACGGTTCGCGAGGAGCTCGCCGCGCGGGCCGATGAGCCGGACCCGTTCCGTGTGGCACCTCCCGCACATGAGCGTCTCGGCATACTGCCGACGTTGCGGGATGTATCTCGCCGTGTACGGTCGCCAGCTATGTCCAAAGTCCCGGCAGAGGAGGTCCTCGTCGCTCATGCCGTTGATCGCGGAGCGGAGCTCCTTTGGTGTGCCGATCAATCGGAGCCGTCGTCGTCCCGGCATGTGTGGCTCTCCCCGTGCTCTCGCCGTGGGGACGCTCCCCTACGGCTCATGTGCGCCTAGAGTGCCCCCCCCCCCCCCCCACTTGCAAGCACCACCCGACCCAAACCCCCACTA